ACATAGTGAACAAGGGCATCAGCGGAGCGATACCCAAGTTGTAAAAAAAATCTTTCGCACCTCCCTTGCTCAACTTCTCAAATACTTGCAGCTTCTGCTCGTGTATATCAATGCTCACTGCCGCAGGATTCTCGTCTTCGCGCACTATCCAAGTCGCTGCAATGTTAAGCAAAATGTCGCGGTGTATCACTGTGTCTTGCCTTTCGCGGATGATGTGGATGTATGCAGCAACGAGCGCAGCATTCTTTGCGTTGCTCAGTCCTGCGCCAAGTGCCTTCTCCATTCCTTCCAGTATCAACTCCATCTCAGTTCCGCTTATGCCGCAGCTAAGTCGCTCAAGCAATCCCATCGACATTGAGAATCTTTCCAGTGGTAAGTTCAGCTCTTTCGGGAAGCGGTAGTAGGTGTGCCCCTCGTGCTCGAATACTTTTACTAAGTTGTACTCCGACTTCTTTTGCTTACTGCGGAAGATAGAGCGCACTTGCTCTTTTAATTTGTTTATGTACTTCATTGATTGATTCTTTTATTTGCAATTCATTAGCGTTGGACATCTTTACAATTGTGCTTCTGCCATCGTGGAAGATATACATAATCTCATTTAAGTTTACAATTATGTCAGTGTATCCAAGCTCCTCTGTTGTTAACTCTTGCAACTGCTCATCCTCAGTGTCCATAAACTGAATTAGCTTAGTATGAACGTGGATAAACGCTGCCATCGCTACCAGTAACCGAATGGACACTGCGCATCTTCTACTCGCGTCTTCGCAGGCAGGAAGCAGCCGCATTCGTTGCAAGCGTTGAGCTTCTTGTTCTTATGTTGGCACAAGTTACATATCGCAGTGCGCGGCTTGCTCAGCTCCGTCTTCTTCTTGTTACTGGTAACATAGTACCACCAACCTTCAACTATTGCAAATATCCTGCTCATTGTATCAATGCCGCTGAGAATGATAAACACTTGTATATATCGCCATCGATTGTGATGTCTTCCTGCGTTTGTTGCCCTGCGGTCAATGTTACCCATATCGTATAACCTTGCATCGGGTCAAGGTTCAGCCCTTCAATTGTTATGATGCCACCTTCATCGCTCTCTGCTTCAATCATCATTATGTTGCCAGTGGCATTGTGCTGCACCCATACGAAGTATTCGGTATCAGGCTCAACAGCCCCGAAGGTGAAAGTTCCCAAGCAAGCATCTATGTAGTTGCCTGCATTGTAACAAGGTGTGCATACGCTCATAAGTATCGTTTAAGTATTGCGTTTACAAAGTAACGAAAACAATCTAAGAAATCTGCACGCTCGCTTAATATTTTTCTATTGCTCTTAATGATGCTGCCGTTTGAATCGCACTGCACTTGCTTTGCATCGAACACGAAGCCCTTACACTTTACTGAGTTTGCCCTGATATCGAGCTTCCGAAGCGCAGCATTGCAATCAATGCGGCTGTTGTAGTGGGTTGGGTTGGCAGGAATAATAATCTGTGAATCGCTGAGGTGTAGCCTGCGCTTAATCTGAGTGTATGCGCTTGAGTTGTCGCGCTGTTGCACTGTGCCGCCTTTACCCATCGCATCACCAGTTATGCGCAATAGTCCCATAGGTATTCCCATTCGCTCGATGTAATCGCAGAACGCATCAACGCTGCCCTTGTCAATCTTTATCTCATCCACCACCACGCAGCCTCTCGGAAGTTGTTGGATGACCAATGCGCATAGTGGGTTAATGTTGAAATCGACACTTACGAAGATAGGGATGTTCTTGTTCAGCGTAATGCTATCATCGATGTGCTTCTCATCCTGCCACTCGTATAAGAACGGATTAGCCACATCATCAAGGATGTCCCAATCGCCCTCGACAAACCTTTGATACTGCACTGGCGGTAACTCTCGCAAGCTCTCAAGGTATTCGGCAGGAATGTGTGGGTTGTCAGTTATCTTCGATGGTATGTAACTCCAACGCTCAGGCAAGCTCCCGTCTCGATACCTATCGTATATTACTGACTTGACCCAGTTGTTAGCAGGGTTGCAAGTTGCCAAGCAAACAATCGGAGGTTTGCCGTGCGCCTTATTCCAACTGCCGATGCGCTCCTGCACCTTATAGAAGGTCGGCTCTTGCAGTTCGTTCACCTCATCAAGCCCTGCGCCGTTAACCTCAAGACCACGAAAGCGGTTGAGGTCTTTGTCCTCATCAAAGCTCTCAGCCATAAAGATAAGCTCGCTGCCGTTGTTAAATGTTACAACATTGGTGTCTCGATTCCAACTTCTAATCTTAGCATCTAAGCCATCGCCAAGCAAGCCAGTGAATGAAGGAAACGTTGTACGCTTTAAATCGGGCAGCGACTTGCGGATGATTACCCATCTACTGCCGCCATAAGTAAGCGCAAGGTTTGCAATAGTCAATAGCAGCCAATAAGTTTTGCCACCTCGAATCGCGCCGCCGAATACTATCACTCGCTTCTCGCCGCTGATTGCCTGCTTAAATGCGACTGTCTGCGTCTCAGTTAGCGTATAGCTCATTCAGCCTTAGGCTCGGTCAATACTATAACCAATGGGTCGCTGCTTGTAATGTTGGTCTCTTGCGTCTGCTTAGGTTTGCCGTAGCCTCTATCGAGCAGCATCTCTGCCGCCTTAATGTCACCACGCAATGCCTTAGCTTCAATCGCCTTAAGGATGCGCTCCGCAGTTGTTAGCCCGTTCTTCTCATCGCCAAGTATATCAGCCATTAGCTTACTCAGCTCAGGTAGCTTCTTGGGTCTGCCGTTAGGGTTTCCCGTTTGTCCTTTCTTGAACTTATGCTTCTCAATGTCCTTAGCTGCCATTGTGCTGTTTTTATGCTGTTTTCTTTCTGCTCTTAGCAGCCTCTGCCTCTGCAATCGCCACTGCCTGCGCAGCAGGATAACCTTCGCTGATTAGCTTGCGGATGTTCATTGCGATAATTGCCTGAGAGTCTCCTTGAAATAGTGGCATAGTATCAATTACTTTTTATTATACAAAGATATGTTTTTTGCAATATCAATCTGCTCTTGTGTGAGCTTCAATCTTACAACCTTGTTATACATAATCACATCAGCGGTAAGGTAGCCGTTATCATCGTGCGTTAGCATTCCTATCAAGTATTCATTAGGCACTTTGACTTGAATATCTTGCGAATCTTCAATGATGCGCTGCATCCTTTCTAAGCCAAATCTTACAAGTGCATCCTGAGCACTGCCAGTTATAGTTAAGTAACCTACGAAATGCTCATCTTCAATAACGAAGTATCCGCTGCGCCATCTATTTTTTTGCATTAACCCTGTATTGAAGTAAGTATTGTTTAATCATCTCTCTAACTTCCTCTTTGCGGCTTGCAGGAATCCTCACAGTTAAGTTGCACGTTGCCTCGCCGTATGCAAATGGCGGTCCTGCACCTTCGCGCACTCCGCCTCTACGTTCTATTTTCGTTTGTTCCATTGTTGACAAAGGTAGTAATTAAATTTGATTATGCAATATCACTGCAATAAATTCTGCTTCACTTCTAACAATGTGATACTCGTGACCGAGTGAAAGGCAGAGCTGTTGGAACTTTATCTGCTCAGGTGACTGCCTGCCGCTTTCGGTCTTCCATTCAATCCAACAAGTCTGCCCTTCGGGTTTCAAGTAGCACATATCGGCTACGCCTGCTACAACCCCCATTGCTTTATTCATTGCGCCCTTAATGCCATTTGCACTGTTATTATTTATCGCAAATATGCGTCCACGTAAGTCGGGACGGCTGTTCCATAAGTTTTGGAATGCCTTAGATTGCATTTGTATTTCGCTCATAACTGGACAGCTTGACAGCTTGGACACCCTATTTTAGCACTTCCCAAAGTACTATACATAATGTGTGTGTGTGTGCATATGTGCATATGTATATATATATCTGTTAATAATAGAATAGTAAGTTGTAAGTTGTCCAAAAGCTCTGCGGAGTTACTGCTGCAATGGTTTTCGATGGACAACTTACTTTTAGGTAAGCTGTCCAAAGGTGTCCATTACATAGAGAGTTTGGAAACAAAGTACATAGTAACTTTGGAGTTACCTCTTGTTTTGCGGTCTTTTTGATATCCGAGAGTTGTTAGGATTGAACCAATGCGCTGAGTGTTGAGGTAATTAAACTTAGTTTCCATCATTAAGTATTGCTGAATATCGGTAAGCGACATCCACTCTCCAAAGGCTCTATCTCCAACTTCGAGCTTCTTATGTATTAAGTCCTCCTCAGGTGTTGAGTGCTTGAATGCCTCAGTTGATACGTTTAAAAGAGCGATTTCTTCTTTCAATACAGTGTATGACTCGCCAGCTAAATACATCGCGTAAAGCTCACGCCAAAGCTCAGCCTTATCGCATTCATTATATAGCTTATGGTCAATGTCAAGTATGTGAATTGGTATCTGCCTGCGGTTACCAGTTGGGTCGGATAGTATTTGCGTTTCATTTGATGTGCCGCAGAATACTGCAAGCCTGCGTAGGTCAGTTGATACTCTACCATAAGGCTCGCGCACGTTTATAAACTCTTTAGATGTAAGTTCCTTGAGCCGCTTCTCCTCTTTTTTTGATTTGCCGCCATACTCATCATCTAATATTAGAAGCTTCTTGGTCATTAGTATTTCATCATCTTTTCCTGCATCCATTTTGGATTCAGCAAACAAGAAACGTAGCTCTTTAGGTAGTAAGTATCTAAACCAATGGGTCTTTCCAGTTCCTTGCTTTTCCCCTGAGAAGATGAGCACTAATGGCGAGTGATTGCCATAAGCAGAAGCAACAGCAGAAACAAGCCACTTGGTAATAAACTTATCAGCATTGGGAGTGTCGGTTTTAACACTGGCAAGTAGTTTGGATAAGTTAGGGCGGTTGTCAACTGGCTTTACATCTTGCTCAAAGAACTCGTGCAGTGGGTTGTAGGTTTGAATACGATTTGAGAATAGTATGGAGGTAATTAAGTCTTTTGTTGACTCTTTAAAAATAGCTTTTGAATCGAGGAAGATTGAGTTAATGTCGCTATCATCAATCGGCTTGTTGTTAAGTTCTACGTTGCGAGTTATGGTATTTTTGCGCAGTGAAAAAGTATTGACAAATACTGCTATATCGGCACTTACGTTCTCCGATTTATACTTTATATCCTTGCTTACTATCTGCTGCACTATCTCAGTGCTTTGCTCTTGTGTAATGCCGCCAAACTTTTCGAGATTTTTTACTATTTCCTCTGAGCCAACTCCTGCTGCACGCTGTGAAGTAGCCGAGCGCATTATCTCTTTTGTTTGATTTGAATAGGCATCTATGCCGTTCTGCTTGGCGTGAAAGTAGATGGTTGCAATGGTTGACTTATTGCCTTTGCTTTCGCTGTGATTCTTAAGGCAAGCAGTGTACTGCCTATCGCAATCATCTGAGTTATACTTAGATGAATGCGAAGATAAAGTATGGAAGTGGTCTCGCCCTTGCTCGCCGAACTCACTAACAAGCGCATAGCATATTGAAATCCAATCTGAGTAATCTTCGCAGAGGTTAACCTGCTTTTTATCCATTTGCGCAATCATAGAATCAAAGTCAGTTTTTACAACTACTACCTTATTATATTTGATTTCTTTTTTCTTGGGCAGATACTTCTTAAATACTGGAGCTTTGGTATTTTCATATAGGAAAGGGTCATAAGAAGCAAACCTTGCGCGAGCAACATTCTTGCAGGACTGGTCGATTATTAGCTGATATGAATTGTAAAGGTAAGATGCAATGCCGTTAAACGCATCAAGATGCCTACTGCCATCTATGCGATAGATAACGCATAAGCCGTTTCCACTAATGGAAACAAATACAGCATAAGTGTAAGGGTCAGCACTTAACTGCTTTCGCGTTTCTTCAACATTCTCGATGTTGTCTATATCCATTGCGATAAAGCCTGAGTGAGTGCGTAGCGCATCATCTTTGCGAGCTGCGAATGAGCCGCTGATTGTTACCAGTGGAGCGGTCTTTTTAAGAAGGTCTCTAACTTCTTTGTTCGGAGCTGCTCTGCATTGCAGCACTATGTCTTGCCATCTTCCTGAGCGTATGCCTTCAAGAAATGAGGTTATTTGGATGTCAACATCTTGGTCATCCTTGATGTTCTTGTAGTAGGAAATCTGCATTGTATAATTGTTTTAGGGTTGTTTTAAGTTTATTATCGACAAGCTCGCGATGGAAGCGGTTGAAATTCTTCTTTTTTTCCTTGCACCAGAGCCTCGCAATTTCGTGATTCTTTCTTTCAATGTGGAGATAGTTATCCGAATTTATTTTTTTAATGTTCTTTTTTGCCATAAACGCAACGTGCTCAACGGAAAGAAAAAGCGAGCGATACTCTTTGTGATTTGAGTTCATTGCGATGAGCTTTTTGATGTCCACGCTTTCTGTCATTAGGATAAAGTCATCGATGCCTGCATCAAGCACAATCTTTTTAGGAAATTCATAGCCGCAGGAGCAAAGCATTTTTGAGGTATGAAGTAATGCTTGACACTTTGGGCATTCTTTTACTGGAGCTATTCCATTTCCTGGCTTCTTGGGATTGTGGAATATGCTTTCCCAATTGCGAGGCGAAGCCCAAGAGCCGTGCGTTAAGCAGTTGCCGCCCAAGTCGATGATAGTAAATGTGAGCTTTACTGGATGCGGTCTTGCTCCTCTGCCGCACATTTGCAACCATAGCGGCATTGATGCGGTTGCCTTGTTGACTATTACTGTCTCAATGTCGGGTTGGTCGAAGCCAGTTGTTGCAATAAAAACATTGTTTAGAATCGCATCAGGTGTTTCTGCAAACCATTTTAATGTCTCTTGTCTATTTTGAGATTCTGCATCAAGGTGTCGAGAGTTAAATCCTGCTTCAATAAATGCAGCATTGACCGCCTCAGAATGTTCAACATTGCAATTAAAGATAATTGTTTTTCGATTAAGCGAATGCTGCTTGTATGCGTTAATTGTGGAGTCAATGTATTTAGGCTCTTTATATTTTGCAGCCATTTCTGCAAGGTCAAAATCGCCACCTTTCATCTTTAGCTTTGAACGTTCAACTATTTTTTTAGCAGAGTAAGTTTGCTCAGGGCAGAGATACCCCTGCTCGATAAGCTCAGGAATATCTATTCCGCACACGATTTCATTGAAATAATTCTTTAACGGCTTTGTTTTTTTAGCAGCAATTGGTGTAGCTGTGAATCCTATAACAAATGGAGTAGGCTCAGGCTTACCATTTTTTAAATACTGGCAGGAGTGCTTTGGAGGCTCTTGATTTAAGACATCAAAGTAATCTAAAACCTTGCTAAAATTACCGATATGGCACTCATCAACTATTACCAAACCAATATTTGTAAATTTAGTCAATCTCTTGTAAGCTGTTTCAACCATTGCAATGTATACTCTTGCAGAAGGAATCTTTCGCATTCCTGCCACTACTTGCTGCGTTGGTAATTTTATCGCTTTAGCTGCTTGTGCAAGCAGTTCTTCTCTATGAACGAGTATAAGTATATCTTGGCTTGACTTAGCGCAGAAGCGGTCACATATAGCAGAAAAGCAAACTGTCTTGCCTCCTCCAGTTGCGAGCTGCGCAACAACCTTGCGATGTATGCGTAGTTTCTCGCTTATGTTATTTATGAAGCGTTCTTGGTAGGGGCGGAGGGTCATAATCCGTAGTTTTGTTGATAGTAATCATTGCCATTTTTATATGGAATTGAAGTCCACTCAGCTTCACCTTCATCATAAGCCTCACTTATCTGCTCCCTTTCCATTGCTTTGGCTTGTTGGAAGTATTCGTTTAGGTCTACTGTTTCTTTAAATGAAGCCAATCTTTGACCGAATCCGTTATCATAAGTGATTTGTTTTAACAACCACTCAACTGCTGTTTGGTTTTTCATAAGTCTATAAGTTCTAAAATTGTGTGATAAGGAGTATTGATAAAAAAATATTCTCCGCTTTTTAAATATATTACGCAATGATTAATATCAATTTCGTTTTCTTCTTCATTAACTGCTTGTCTAAATGCAGTTACATCATTCAAATCAAAAGACATATTAACTGTATTAAACTGTACAATGCCAGTCATTTCTTCAAGATTGCGCTTAACAATTTTCACTTGGGTTTCTATAATCATTTGCTATACTTGCGTTGGTAAAATTGTTCACCTACGGACTTTCCGATGGCGATTTGCCCCCGAAATATATCGGTTGCGCACTCGTTGCAATTATCTATTATCTGCTTTCTATCCTTGCGCCTTGCCTCAGCGAATAGGTGAGCAAATGCTTTTGCTTTTTCTGACTTTTTCATCTCGCTGATGAGCCAGTTCAATGCTGTTTGTTCCATTTTTCTATTGAATAAATATCGGTTAGTGATTCATTAAACTGGTATTCGATTCTCCCTTTTGCGCTCCAACAGTGCTCAACATAGCGCACATCTTCGGCGAGGGTAACAAACACAGTCATATTCTCCACGTTGTTGTAAAACATCCTAAGGTGTCTCTGATGAATCTCTATGTATCTGAACTTTCGATGCAGGAAGTAGTGCAGCACGTTGGTGAAGGGGTAGTTCTCAAATCCTTCGCAAGACCAAGAACTCTCGGATAAGTTGTTCTGCTGCATCTATTTCTGTTTGTGTATGGCGGTAAATAAAAAGTTCACCTTTGAACTTATTCGGCACTCCTATGTAGTAGAAGTTTGTTGCAGGAAAGCCAGTTAGGTAAGAGTACCAAACTGCTTGAATGTGATTGAAATGCTTGACCATATCGGAAGCAAAGCTCCTAAGGTTAGTGCAGGAAGTTGTCTTGATGTCGGCGTTAATTTGGAACTCAGGGCAATGAATATCGAGTATGCCTTTTGCCGCGATAAGCTCGCCATCAATCTCTATGTCTTTGATGAAGGTTATCTCCTTTGCTGACCTCTCGAAAATTAAGCTAAGCATTGGGTGCTTCGCTATTGCTGAGTACACTTGCCGAGCATTACTCGGCATCTCACTTGGCTCGGTCTCAAGAAGGTTTCTATGAAACTCTGCGCCTCTTTCAAGAGCACCGACAGCATATTGAATGCTGCCAGTGTAATGTCTCTTGATGGATGATGCGTTGATTGCATCAATTGAATTGTAGTGGTCGCGGCTCATGCAATTAGCTGTCTTTTGTCTACTGGAATGAATCCGCTGCCGTTTCCGTGTACTACCTTAATAAAGTCAACCTCAACCTTTGCTGAGTTGATAATCACCTGAGCGATGTCCGCGATTGCTTTAGCTTTTTCGAGCTCCATATCGCCCTCTTTTACCATCTCGATAATTTCGAATAAATGGTCTCTTAAATCTTCTATTTTATTGCGTGCCATAATTTGTTAAGTGCTTTAATTGTTTCTTGTATTTCAATTGGATATTTCGTTATTCTGTTGCGCTCCATATTTTCGCTCATACTTATTTTCTCAAGATTATTTATATCAAAATTGCTTCTATTTTTATCTCGAAAAACAATCACTTCATTGCGATTTATCTTGCCATATTCAAGCTCGTAAAGATGGCGATGTAGAAGCACCCATTTTCGAGGCTCTGCAATCTTAATTGATGTGTAACCTTCTTCATCAATTCGAGTTGAGCCGACTGGTCTGTGGTTTGGCGGAACATTGCCCTTTTTAAATTGAGTAATTTGCCCACCTATTTGCAGACCTTTCATGCCTTTGTTCCATGGTATGTTGCCCTTTGGGAATTGCGCCTTGATGTTGCTATTTCTAATCCTTCCGCTAAAATCTGTTGCGAGGTATTGAGATGTCTTATGCAAGCTTAGCAAATTTGCTTTGCAATAACACTGCTTTACTGTTCTATTTATTAACTCTGCAACTTCTTTTGTGGAGCGGTGCGGATAATGTTCTACCAGCACCGCTATTTCTTCTGTTGTCCAGTTAGAGCGATTCATAATATTGCTCTCCTCCTGAATCACCACCCATATCAGTAGGCTCAGGTAGTCTATCTGCCATTGCTTGCTGCCCATCGTGATATCCATTAGAGTAGGCTTGCACTATTGCATCTTTTAGCTTATCCTTAATCGGCTTGGTTTTATTTTCGGCAGGCATTATCTTGTTTAGGTATTCTGAGAACTCATTGAACTCATCTACAATGTTGCTTAGGTAGGTCATCGGATTAGTCAAGAGTTATGTGTTTAACTTCTAAAGGCTCAGCATCTAATTTCATATAAAGTTCAAATGATTCTTTTATTATTTCTTCTTTATGCTCATTGAAATATTTTGTTTCAATAAGGTTGCCTCTATTAAATCCTGCTTTAAATGCTTCATAGATTTGCTCTTTAATTATCGGTTGCAACTTTTCAAAAAGTTCGAACTCAGGGGTGTTTGGGTATAAAATTATTCTTTCCATAGTTATTTGTTTTTATTTGTTTTTATTTCTTTTATTTCTACTGGCTCTCCAGCAAGAATTTTTAAATATGTTTCTTTCCAAAATATTGCTGTTGGATGTTCATCTGGTAAATAATCAAACTTAACAATAAGGTCTGCTGCTTGAAAAGTATCAAGTAATTCTTTATTTATTTTATCTTCTTTGCTCATCTTATAACTTGTGTTTTTACTTCGGTTAATTTAATTCCTTTGATTTGTGTTGTGCCAGTAAGCTCCATTGCTTTTGGCAGTTTGCGCATTAGCTCGGTTACATCGAACATCTCAGCTCGCATAATTGTCATCAAGACCGCTTGCCAATCTACTTCGCCAACCATTTCTGCTCTTTTGCTGATGCGGATGTTCTTTGTGTGGTCGTTGTTTAAGGTTGTTGTAGTCATTGCGTCGGTGAAGTGTGCCATTATATCGGCAACCATTCCTGCACCACTATTCGCCAGTGCTGCCTTTGCTTCGGCTGCAATCTTTAAATCTGCCTCAGCCTTGATGCGCTCAAGCTCGTTTGAGTATTCTACCATTAAGCTCTTGCGCTGCTCAATGAAATCTCTTAGCGGCTGCGTTGCTGCTTTTTCGATGTCCATTAGCTGCTTCTTGAATGAGTCAAGCGGTAAGGTTATTGTCTTGCGATGCGTCTCGATATGCTTGATTGCATCGTTAACAGTTTTGATTGCTTCTGCGCTTGCATCATAGCTGAACTTATCTTCTATTTTAGAAGGCACTGCCTTCATCATTTGCTGCGACTTAAGCACCTCCGCAGAATTTATCGCGTTGTGAAAGTCAGTAAGATTTTCTATATTTGTCTCCATGTTTTAGGGATTTTAAAATTAGGGAGCGCAGCGATGCGCCCCCTTTTTTGTTTATTAAAATGGTGCTTCATTATCTTCTTCGCCAAGCCAAGCGGTTTCAACTGGTGCAACATTCGGCTTAAATGGCTGAGAAATTCTTGCGATGTACTCATCTGAAATCTTTATCTTATCTTGAATAAAATCAGGCAATTTTAAGAAGGTAACTTCATCGTGCTCTTGCGTGTTATACATTAGCGGCTCGTTAAATGCAGGAGGGCATACCAAGCCTTTAGGCAGCGGAGACATTCCAATGATGTTAGCGTATGTCGCATCGCCTTTAGTAACGTGAGTGATGTTTAAAAGGCAAGCCTTGCCAAGTAGTGAGAAGATGTCAAAACTTCCTGCAACCTCATCAGGCATCTTCTTGCCTGCCCAAGATTCGATGTCGCGTCTTAGCACTGATTTGCTATTCATTGACAAGTTGTAGATTGCTCTTGCGTAGAAAGGTTTTAAGCCTTCGCCTTTTTCAAATTCGCAAAGTTCTGTCGGCAGCTCGAATATTAATTGAACTTTGCGTTTCTTGCCGGGAAACTGTCCTTGTTGCATAGTCGTACCTAAGTCGACAATTTGGTAACATCTTGCAGGAAATGCGCCTTCAGGCGCAATCTGACGGGAGGTGTTATTCCCTACTGGTGCTGTTAAAGCCATAGTGATTATTTATTAAGTGATTGATTAATTACAATTGAATCGAAGGCAATCATTGCCTCCTCGAATACCTTGCGATATTTATGGTGAAACTCTGCTTTGGAGCTTTCGAAGTACAAGCGATTGCAGTAAGGCACATCTTGTATCTTCTCTTTGCTGAACTGTCTTGCAACAGTTATTGCATCTAAGTCGCATCTTTGAAAGATGCCCTGCTTGCAGCCGTCATCTACTATGCAAAGTAGCAAGTTCTGTAAGTGGTCGTACTGCCAAAATTGTGTGTTGTCGAATGATTTAAAATATGTTTTCATAGGGTTTAAGTAATGGGCGGTAGTGAGCCGCCCTGATTAGTGATTAAGAGAATGCAGGAGCCATTGAATAAGTACCTAAAGCCATAACGTACTCATTTCCGTCGTAGCCTACTTTTACTTTTTTGCGAACTATTTCTCCCATTACATTAAGAGTTACAAAATCGCCTTTACGGCTTAATACTTGTGCTGTAAAAATGCAATTTGAATCGCAAATACTTACCGCTTTGATTGTTGTGTTTGGCTGAATTGTTTTCATGATTGATTGAGTGAGTAAATGTTTGATTGAATAATTATAGGGCAAATGTAAAACTATATTTTAAATACGCAATACATAAACAAAAATAAATGCAAAATAATTTTATCTCGCAATGCAAGTGTTTGAATATCAGCCTATTTATTTTGTGCTTATTGCGCAGCCTTAGCAGCTCCGAAGCCTATTAAAGCTCCAACACCTACTTTGAAAGCGGTTGTTTGATACCACTTCTTGTCTTGCTTGATGTAGATGTTGTTCATTCCAGTAATCTGCATTGATGGGTTATCGATGCGCATTCTAATAACTTTATCTCTACGCTTAAACAATCCTTTTCGAATGGTATCACCAACTGCATAGGTAAAATCGGCATTCATAATTAACGAGTCAATCTGCAAGTTGCCTTTAGTGGTTAGCTGCCCACCGATTACCCAAAACTTCTCAGCCTTGTAAAACTTTAGCGGCAATCTAAGGTGAGGCACTCGGTCGATGATAACAGTATCAGCAACCTTGAACTCCGTTTTAATTACTGTTCGCGTTTTGAACTTTACTACCTCAACTGGATTCTCCAACTTGAGTTCGAGTGCTGCAATCTGCTTTGCCTGCATTGCCTCCTTAGAGTCGAACGCTGCAATGACTTGCGCCTGCGTTGCAATAGTTGTGCTATCCTCAAAGCGAGTTGATGTAAGCTTGTGAGGGCAAGGTTGAGTGCAGGTCCTAATTAAGAGCAGCAGCAGTATGAGGCAGATTGTTATCAATAGCTTGTTGAAATCCATCTTTTATAAGTTTAAAAAGTTTTTTCTTGCTTTTAACTAACAGCCGCTTATCCTTAACTTCCGCTTCCAAGATATTGAGTGCCACGCAAACGGGCATAAAATTCTCAACAACGTGCAGCGATAGCTTCTCCTCAATACTCATATCTCGCGAGATGCTTTCTTAATTAATTGGCGCATTGCCTCATCGAGTTTATCAACGCAGGCATCTACCATTTCGAGCAGCGCAATCTTCTCATCATCGACATTGGTGTCTCGTAGCATCTGAGTTAATGGCTTGATGTTTACGAATGGCTGCCGCAATTCGTGCGACAAGATAAAGCGAAACTCCTCAAGCAATGCTCGTTGCCTTTCGTATTCGTGCGCAGTTATTGATGAAACATCTACGAGTTGGATACCAATAAAAGTTATTCGAGTGCCAATTGCAAAGCAGTTCCAAACATTGTAACGATGCACTAAGTTCTTATGCTTTGTTCTCGCGTAAACTCTTGCAGGGTCAGGCGATTGTTTCTTTGCTTTTTTTATTGCCTCGATAAAATCTTCGCGGTCAGTTTCAATATCTATTATGTCGATAATCTTCTTAGGCTGAATGTGGCTAACATAGCTTTTAAATAAGCTATTGTTGCTTATTATGTTGCCGTCCATATCAGTGACAACATAAAATAAATCAAGGTTATTCTCTAAGATGAATAGTAGAGACATTGGCGAAGTTCAGTGTATAGTTTCCCCCAAGAAGCAAGTGAGTTGTATAACCAATAAGCGGTGAGCAATATCGTAAAGCTAAACAGCAACCCCATAACTGGCGCATCCATTGTATCCTTATGCTCAATAACAGTCTTAGGCTTTATCTCGATGCGCTGATATGGCTTAGGATGCACCAAGAATGGCGAGCTGCTCGGAGTGATTGTATCGCTTGCGTAGATGTCGTGAATCATAGGCGTTTCTTGATGCGGCATATTATAATAATCGTGCGCAAGTTCGTAGGTTTGACCCCATTGGTCAACTGCGTATTGCTTGCCAAAGATAGTGAACTTTTGCACTGGCTCGCCATAATGCCAAACTTCATAATGCGTATGCATCTTGCAGCCTTTGCCTAAGATGCAGTTGTCGCTTAGAGTAACGATAGTATCAGTTCTTTCAGTTATCATCTTGGTTAGCTTTAGGTATGTATCCTGCGGCAATCATAGCTGCCACAATAGCGGCAAGTGTCTCGGTTGAAATAGCTTTAAAAATCAGCGCAAAGACGCTTGATAGAATAACCAGTGAGCCGATTGTCGACCTCCAGTGCTTAACAACAATATCTACCATCTGCCTTGACTTGCTGATTTTTCTTCGCATAGAGTTTATACGCTCTTGGAGAAATAAAGTTCTGCTTCTAATGTTCTGCGCTTAACCAAGCCGTTGACCTTTTTGCCGCCTGCATTTACCCACTTTCCAAACTCTCTTGAGATTGCAGGGTCAGCAGGATTCGCTTTTACTTTAGTTAATAAAGTTGACTTAGCAAGCGCACCAGTTCCAAGATTAAAAGCAAAAGACACCAACGCATCAAACTGATTTTGATTGACTGATGTTGTGTTAAGCAGTGCGCTAACATTCTGCTCGAAGTCGCGCACTGTTTTGCGCAAGAGCGCATCTGCCTGCTCTTTGGTAATCTTATCACCCATCTTAACCTTTTGGTCGTTCGCATAATAGGTGCTGCCGTAGCCGATAGTCGGCACGTTAGCACTGCAAAGGTAAGCAGTTAGCCGCAAGCCTTCGAAGGATTTAATTAGCTCAAGACCTTTGGGCGAGATTGTCATTATTCTATATTATATTGAAATATTGCGTAAAATGGTAAATCTGCACCTGCAAATGATGTATCAGCAGAACTAAATTGAATTAAGTTTTCTTTAACTAATCCATTACATAAATTACCAGTATTAAGAGTTGCAGTACCAATTGCATTAACAGCAGTAATTGGTGTTATTGGAAATGTAAATGTAAAATAACCTACACCACCTAAGCTAAAATCAACATCAACTATTCCACGTATAGTACAAGTTACAATATTTCCAACCCTTGAATATCTAGCTTCATCTAAAACAGGGTTTGAAAGGGTAAATACTCCACCACTAAATGTCGGTGTCCAAGTGCCACTTTCAAAAAGATTATTAACCTCAATCTTCTTAGTTGTTCCTTCGGGCGATGAGGTAGTGTCGCTTACATCTACGATGCAAAGGTAGTCTGCTGCTTCTGCTGATGCGAGAGCTGTTAAGTCTGTTATTTTTATGCCTGCCATAGTTTCTAAAAGTTTAGTATAAAGAAAACCGCCTCACTTGAGGTCGGGAAAGTTATGTTATTAATGGTGTACTGGTCAATGCTGATAAGCATAATGCCCTGCTCAGTTTCAAGATGGAAAGTGTTATCATCTACCACTTCGCAAAACTGCCCCTCTGTAATGTCTATGTTTATCATTGCTTGATAATTTGAAAGTAAGAGATAACTGTTGAATCGGTAATCACTCCATTTTGAATTGCAAAGATAATATATTGGTTGACTGTCCAATCAATATTAGAATTTGTTTGCACCCCGTTGAAGTTACCTAAGTCACTTGATAGGTTTGATGCTGCATTGATTGTCTGAGTTACAGTTGCACTTTTAATCAGCACTTGCCTTTCTGTTCCTAAGTAGTTGTTGGTTGTATTCGTTGTTGTACTTGTTGCAATTAGCGTAGCGGCTGGCACTGTCAACGAATCGGCAGTGTTGATGTACATTCTTAAGGTAGTTAAGCCCGTTGTAATCGTTTTACCAAACCTACATTTTATTTCAATAATATCACCAACCGCAAAAGTATTTGCAGGCACTAACTGACTTACAACTTTTGTATTTGCCGTTGTACCAGTTACCGCTGCTTGGTTATTTAAGTCTTTATAAATTGATGAAGTCTTATTGTTAAATGTAGTCCAATTAGCAGCAGTCAAAAAGCCCTTGTTGCTTGCGCTTGCTGCTTGCCCGTTTACATAGTCTATACTTATTACTCCTGCCGTTGCCTCAAAATCATTTGCAGTAAAAGCCGCAGCCCCTTTAGTTGTTCCGTCTGCTGCTGCATCTGCTATGCTTATTGCAGGAGTTGTTCCTCCGCTTGATGCAATTGGAGATGTTCCGCTAACATTGGTAACAGTGCCATTGCCCTTGTTGTTGAATGTTGTCCAATCAGCCGAGCTTAATGCGCCTCTATTTGCTGCGCTTGCAGTTGGCAAGTTGAAAGTATGAGTATCAGTTGCGGAAGATATCGCAAAGTCAGTGCCCGAAGTTCCTACCACTAAGGTCTGCGCCGCTGCGGTTAAGCTATTTATAGCAGTGATGCCAGTGCCTGCCATTATACCACTCTGCTGAGTTACTGTTAGAACAACAGATGCAGTTGATGGAGGAGGATTTCCTGCGGGTTCAAATGAAATAAAAACAGCTAAATCTTGGGTGCTCCAAACAAACTCATAATAGTCTCCTGCTACAACATCTAATAAAAAGTTCCAAGATGGTAATATGTGCCCATCAAAACTACCGTGCTTTTTTGGAACAAGCACAATTCCTGATGAGCCTGCTACATCAACTCCGTTTTTTCTAAGCCATATAGTAACATCGTGTTCTGATGCTGTTGGATTTCTAAACTGCGCCGACCATTGAATATTGTATATGCCAGTATTTGCAATTGTAACGCGAGAGCCGCTTACAACAGTTACTTGATTTGATAAGTCGGTTACTCCTAACAACATTGGATAACCAGTATTGATAACAGTAGCAAATTGGTCTGTCACATCTGAAAACGCACCATAGTAACCTAATGGAGTTGGTGTAGCAGTGTTATTCAATACCCCTGCGCCCGTTAATGTCAAGCCGCTGCCAATTGCAATCTCCTCCATTATGCCAGTGCTTGCAGAATATCTACCTACAAGGTTCTGAGTTGCCATTGATGTTGTAACAGTTCCGCTTGCGGTAATTGGACCGCCAGATATTAAGCCAGCAGTTGCAACCGATGTAACTGTGCCATTTGTCAGCGTTGGAAACAATGTCGGCGTTCCCGTTCCATCTAAGTAGTCGGCATTTGTTCCCGTTGGCACATCGAACTTGCCGTTAAAAGTATTCCAATCAGCAGAGCTGAGGTAGCCGTCGCTTGCTGCCCCTGCCTGACTGATTGAAATATCGGGAGTTGCTCCGCCGCTTGATGCAATCGGAGCTGTAGCAGTAACATCCTCAACGATAGTTGCAGGAAGCACTGGAATAGTCGGCTTGTTTAATATCTGATTGTTTCCGCTTGTAGCATTCCAATCAGTTGGCTGCTGAATAGTTTGTAAACCTACTCCCAGATTAACCCAATAAGTTGTATTGGTTGGAAGTATCGAATCATTTGCTGCGATGCAACGATAAACATTGCCGTTATACCAAACAGTATTACCAATCGCATAAGCATTGCCATTAGCTGCTAAGTGGTCTGTGGTAAAAGGCAAAGCTATCAATGCTCCTCCACCTCCTCCGCCGCCGATTGCCACCAATGGGTCTTCTGCCGTTCCGTTTCCGATTATTGTAACACCATCAACAGCAACTTCCGTTAAGCAAGGTGTGCAAGGTTGCAAATCGGGAAGTGGAATATCGCCAGTAGCGCAAGTATCATAGCAGCCATCTTCTGAACTGGTGATTACTTGCACATCCACATCAACGGAAACGCAAGCCCATTCGTAGTTTGCAGTCAGCGTCTTAATTTCGTTTATGTAGCCAGATGGTACAACCTCGTAGTTAATAACCCCTATGCTCTGCTTAAATAGTGGGTCAGTGCCTGAGCTTAGTTTGTAGATTCTTGAAGCAAGCCAGTCCTGAGCATCTTCGCTGTCGCAAGGAAGATGAGATTTGCGCACAATTGCATAAGCAGTTAAGGGGAATGAGGTGATGTACAACTGCTTGCAGCCGCTCATCTTATAAGCATCGGTCTTGCTAACTGTTACCTTGCTGCGCTTCGCCCAAAACAGGGTACCATTCTTTGCATCGAAGTTGGTAACAACCTCAGCCTGCCCGTTGCCGATGTAATGCACCCAAGCCTTCTCGTTGCCGTTTGCATTAAGCTCGCATAAGCCGAACTGCTTATCGAAGATATTAGCTACCTCGATGCGCTGATTTAGCCTTTCAATTATTTGTCTAAGTAGATTCATTATTTCGATATATTGTTTGCTATTTGTTCTGCTAATAGTTCTGCGTGCAATTGGAGCATTCTATCTTGCTCCTCTTTTGTTGGTTGAAAGATTATTCCATAACCTTTAAATTTCTTGTATTTTGGATTGCCGCTATTAACACCAAATTGCAATCCTGCTGCCTTTCCTGCTTCGTCAGCTTGAATATAAATTGCTGACCCAAAGCCTTGATTAAAAACAGCTTTTGCATCTGTACCAAAAGAACGCTTTAAAAATCCAGTAAGTTCTAATGGGGGTCTCCCGTTTTCTGCTTTTATCTTTGCGTATGCTTTAGTATATGGAACTGTTGGTAAGAAGTTGCCTGCTTGATTTTGCCCCCTGCCAGTATCAATTCCAAAGATTCGAATATACATCTCTCGCCGCATTTCTTGCACCGCGAAAAATAGCGGAGTAAAGCCGCCACTCCATTCAGAAAATAGAGCATTGATTCTATCGTTTACTTCTTTGACTGTTGCCATTATGGAAGGGCAGTTACGTACTTCATATTCTTGCGGCAATCAAAGCAATTACTATCATCAGGCAGTCGCATATTCTGCAACATAGCTGCAAGCTCCTCATTGTATCTTGTTGCTGCGACATCTCTTGCCGCTATCATCCCATCGTTAGGGTCTGATGTTGCGAAGCCATTGTTTACACTCACTGTTGTATTTACCCTTTGATTTGGGCTGATTTGTAAGCCATAGTTAAATATCTCAACCGCAGTCGCATAAGCTAAAGGCATCGCCATTAAACCGCCTATGCTGCATAGCCAAGCTTCGCGGTCGCAATTTACATTGTAAACCATCGACATACCTTGCGTGTATTTTTTAGTCTTAGAACTTAGCACATTAAAGCCGTCTGTTGTTAGCTCAATTCCAATTGCATCTACAAATGGGCAGATATGTACTGAGCGAATGCCGCCGCCGCAATCATAGCAACTGCCCTTCTTAGTTATCATTTTTGTAGTGTCATATAGCGACTCATAGACAAACGCTAAATCTAACTTGCGCCTATTCGCTTTGTAGGTCCTGCCGATAAACTCCTCAACCGCTTCTGATTGATAGAAGAATGAATCGACTAACTTCTGCGTAGTCATATCAAATACAAATATCTCTACTGGCACTGACATTGTATAGATGTCAATCTGCAAAGATGACAAGTAGAAGTTGAGAAAGCTCAATTGATTAGGGTCAATTGTTACTCTGATGCCTGCGTATTTTCCTGCTCCAAGAGCTAAGTCGATGTTGCTTGCGTTGGTCAGCACTTGTCCAATCCTTTTGCTATCGATAACAGTGTCAGCCTTCATCATTGGAGATAAGCGGCTCAACATATCGCTTGACATCTTGCGCCAAGCGAACGCGAGCTTTGCATCAAATAGCTCAACTCCGCTCATATATTGGTTAGTGATTAACTGACCAAGTAAAGTTTGATTGATACCTAAATCATCTATATATAGCCCCGTTGTTGGCTCAGGTCTATCGCACCCCTTCAATCCTAAAAGTTTATCGTAGCACATTTCAATTAGATATTTTTTAGCAAATATAAAAAAAAAAGGAGAGGCATACACCTCTCCAATTTATTGCGTAAGAAGATTATCTCCGCTTTCACTCAACAGCTCATCTGAATCTTCGCTCAGTAGAGGCTGTGAGTCAACTACGGGTTTACAATTGAAACGCAGTTTACATAGTTCACACCTGCAAACTTATCTGATGCCTCATAGATATCAGTTGGCAATGCCGCGATGATACCAGTTGTAGTCATTACAATTGATAAGTTACCGCAATCATCCTTCATAGTCAAGTCAACTGGTAAGCCTGCTGGCGTAAACACCAAAGTCTTAGAGTAGTTGCTTCCTGCTACGGGAGTGATTCCTGCATTCCACTCAGCTAAGTTAAATGACAACCACTGGATTGCTCCTGCTGTTGTAACTAACGCTTTGTTTTGTGAACCTTGCGCAGCCGCTAATCTTGAATCGTAAGCAAAGCCGAAGCCGTTTTGCTGAGTGATTGCAAGTAAGTCGATGCCGTACTGAGTGCAGCATCCTGCTGCCATAGCGTTAGCATATCTCTGCATTGCAGCACCGCCGAAAGCAATTGGAGCAGCAGGATAGTTTGCCATTCTTGTAGCTTGCTGAATGTCAGCAATTGCGAAAGGGTTAGGCTCATTTCCGTTGATTGTATCAATCACCAAACAATCGCTTGTTACAGTGTAGAAACCTTCAACATCAGTTCCCCAATTACCGATTGCAGCAACCGCTTGAACAGCAGCAGCAGAAGCAACCTTGCGGTCAAGTACATCCATCAAGCGCATAATGCTTTCAAGCACATAGCGGCTGTTCTCTTGGCAATGGCGAGCGATGTCAGCAGCATTGATTAATTGAGACGCTGTGTAAGTGTCAGTAGTTTCAACTGTGTAAGTTGTTGTAGTATCGCCGTAAGTATTCTCAGAAGTACAAGTTAAGATGTTTCCACCTTCCTCAACTTCTGTCTCAGGCAAGCGTTGTATCCAACG